TAAACGCAGTAGATTGTGGACGTCGATTCGGCAAGACCAAATTCATGGTTTGGCTGGCTGCAAGGCGGGCGATTGCTGGCGGTAAATTCGGCATCTTTGCCCCTGAGCACAAGCAGTTGCTGGAGCCATGGGCTGAAATCAAGGACATCCTGACTCCCATCATCTCGACGTCAAATAAGAACGAAGGCACCATTCGCACCATCACGGGCGGTCAAATCGACTTCTGGCCTCTGGTGGACAACGAACTGGCTGGCCGGGGTCGTGAGTATGATGAAGTGGCGGGTGACGAAGTAGCGTTCACGAAAGATGGACAGATGACTCAAATCTGGGAACGGTCCATCAAACCTACCTTGCTCACCACCCGTGGGTCGGCGTGGATGTTTTCCACTCCCAACGGCGTTAAACAAGACAACTTCTTCTGGCAGATTTGCAACGAGCCTACCGATGATTGGGTGTTTCACTACGCCCCGACGTCGAAGAATCCGTTTGTCCCGCCGGACGAGCTGGAGAAAGAGAAGCGCATCAACCATGAGCTGGTGTGGTTGCAAGAATTCGAGGCTAAGTTCATCTCGTGGGATTCGGCCACCTTCTTCAAGCTTGACTATCTACTGGATGACGGTAAACCGGCTCCGGAGCCAATGAAGTGCGATGCTATCTTTGCGGTGATGGACTGTGCGGTGAAATCTGGCACCGACAACGACGCTACGGCCATTGTTTACTTTGCCTACAATAAGTTTTTCGGTGCACCGCTGACGGTGCTCGACTATGAGATGCACTCGATTGATGCGGCTATGTTGGAGTTCCTAGCTCCCAAGGTCTTGCAGAAGTGCGAAGACTATGCCGCCCAGTTCAAGGCACGGAGCGGTTCAGTGGGTATGCTCGTCGAAGATGCTGCCGGTGGATCGTTTCTCTTGCAGCAAGCCTATGCCAAGGCGTGGCCAATCCGCGCCATCGATTCCACGTTAATGCTCAAAGGCAAGGATGAACGGGCAATGATCGCGGGTGGTCCTGTTTACCAAGGTCTGTGTAAACTGTCCGAGAATGCATTTAACAAGGTAGTGGACTGGAAGGGCCGAACCGCCAACCACCTCATCAACCAAGTCACTGGGTTTCGCATCGGGGACAAGGACGCATACCGCCGAGCAGATGACCTTCTCGACTGTTTCTGTTATGGCGTGGTAGTAGCATTGTCGGACTATAAATCACTGTGATAAAATGCGCGGAGATTAGGGGGTATCATGGCTGACCTAGTAGTTAACGAATCGGGACTCGGCTCCCAGTTGATGGACATTCTAAAGTCTGCGGACATTGAACCGGGGACTAATGCTGGCTATCAAACATGCAAGTTGCTCTGGGAATATCACCCTCTCGCCGCAAAAATGGTAGAAAAGCCAATTCGATTGGCACTATCTAAGCCCCGTAATCTGTCCATCGACCTTGAACCCAAAGAGATGCTTATCGAAGCATTTCGGCGTGAGTGGGAACGACTTGGAGCCACCAACCACATCCGTGACGTCATGTTCATCGCTCGTGCTTATGGTGCAGCGGCCATTATCATGGGGACCGAAAATAAGCCAACCGATGAAGAAGTCGATATTTGGGCTTTGTCCGATTCTAGCATCTACTTCAACGAACTCGATCCGCTGAATTTGGCCGGTTCTATCGTCACCAACCAGAATCCCAACGCTCCTGATTTCCAGAAGCCCAAGACCTACATCACCGCAGCTGGTCAGCCCTACCACCCTAGTCGTTCGTGTGTTGTGTTCAACAACACGCCAATTTACCTTGCCTTCCAGTCATCGGGTTTTGGTTACACCGGTCGTTCGGTGTTCCAACGTGCCCTATATCCACTGAAATCGTTTATCCAGTCGATGATCACCGACAATCTGGTGTCGCAAAAGGCGGGTCTGGTAATCGCCAAATTAAAACCGGCAGGTTCTATCGTCAATAAGTTGATGCAACAGTCGGCTGGCATCAAACGCGGATATCTGCAGCAGGGCGGCACCGGCAATGTTCTCTCTATTGATGTTGAAGAGGATATTGGCGCGATTGATCTGACTAATACCGACACTGCCATGACCACGGCACGCGACAACATCATCGCCAACGTTGCTACAGGCGCTGATGTGCCAGCATTGCTGCTTAAAGACGAAGCGTTGACCAATGGGTTTGGTGAGGGCAAAGAAGACACCAAGGCCATCGTCCAGTACATTGATGGCATCCGCGAGGATATGCGCCAGCTGTTTGAATTCTTCGATCGCATTGTGATGCATCGGGCGTGGAACAGGGAACTCTTCGAAGCCATCCAAGCAGAATATCCAGAAGTATATGGGGGAAAGACTTACGAGCAAGCGTTCTATGACTGGAAAGATGCATTCGAGGCCACTTGGCCGTCACTCATGGAAGAGCCAGAAAGCGAAAAAGTAAAGGTAGCTGAGGTCAAAATGCGTGGCATCACTGAACTTGCTCGTACTATTCTCCCGATGTGTGATCCAGACAACAAAGCGATAGTCATTGATTGGATTCAAGATAATATCAACGAAATGCCGGAGATGTTTAAATCCACATTGGTATTGGATTCAGACGCACTGGCTAATTACGAACCGCCCGAACCCGAAAGCGACCCCGAAAAACTACCCTCCCCCGGAGCACGAGTATGAAATTTAAATCACGCGCCACTGGCGATGTCCTCCACATTGCGGACTCCCAAGCCAAAACCATTCGCCACATTATTATGTCGGGCCGCTATGAAGTCCTGCACAACGATGAGTGGAACGAGTCTGACCACCCGCGTGGCGAGAATGGTCAATTCACAGGTGGCGGTTCATCCGGTTCCATGAGCAAGCAAGAGATGGAACATAACCTTGACCGTTACAAGAAAAACATCAAGTGGATGGAAAGTGACCCAAAATACCAACATGGCCGCAAGTTGCGTGAACTCGAAGAGTATCGTCAAGGTTATCGTGAACTCCGAGCACAATATGAAAAGGAATTTGGCGGTTCATCGGGCGGCAAATCGCGAGATTTTGGCAGTGAAGTTAAACAGCATGAATCTAAAATCGCTGAACTTGAATCCCGATTGAAGACGGAAGAGCCTAATTCCAGCCAGCATGAGCGTACTAAATCCGCTATTCGTGACTTGAAGCGCCAAATCAACAACATCAAAAAGGTTGAAGGCGGCAATAAGGAAAAGTCCGAGCAACCATCGTCAGCCGCTTGAAGTCCTATTTCGAATGACCTTCTTCGAGGTACTTACCGCTGCCATTAACGACTTCATCGAATTTGGTTTCGATTCGGAGCAGCGACTGGAGCGGTGGGTAGCGGAACTCCGAGCTGCGGCCATTCGGTCATTGAAGCCAGAATCGGAACTGAAACGCGACATCGAAAAGGCGCTGGAAGCCACGTTTCATCGGTTGGTAAATAAGGCGTCAGTGCTCCAGAAGCACCCCACTGTTTCCCGGTTTGACCTGCAGCGCATCAAACCCAAACTTCGGGCAGAACTCGATCGCCGGATCATGGCTAGTGCCAATTTGATCAAGTTAAACCGCGCCGAATCCATCGACAAGACCCTGCGCCGATTTCAAGGTTGGGCCACTTCTATTCCCATCGGCGGATCTAAGACTCAGGACCGAGTGAAGGAAAAACAGCACATCAAGAAGGAACTGTACAAGTCCCATTTTGAGGAGCGCCGGGTCATCATCGACCAGAACCACAAGCTTACCGCTGCCATCAACGATATCGTGGCTATGGATAATGGGGCAATTGCTGCCGAGTGGCATTCTCACTGGCGTCAGCCTCACTACAATTACCGGAAGGACCACAAAGAGCGCGACATGAATGTTTACCTGATCCGGGGCTCTTGGGCAGACCGAGATGGATTAGTCAAAGGCCCGTATTCGGATTCCATCACCCAGCCGGGAGAGGAACCGTTTTGCCGTTGCAACTTCAAGTATATTTACGCGTTGCGCCGAGTTCCTGAAGATATGCTCACCGCCAAAGGCAAACGAGCAATATTGACAGCAAATAAGCAGCTAGTTTAAAATCCGTTCAAACATTAAGGACGGCCACATGCCATTCGAATCCGAAGCACAACGAAAAGCGATGTTTGCAGCTGCGGCTGGCAAATCCAACATCGGCATCCCCAAGGAAGTCGGTGAAAAATTCGTTCGTCACGGCGAGGATGAAGGCAAGATGCCATCAAATGAGTACCTGACCAACCCCATCATGCAAGCCACTGAATTGTCACTGGCTGGTATCGAGGTTCGCAACAACAATGATGCCGAAGAAGCACCCGTGGACCCAAAAGCTGGCCCAGCTGGTCGTGCTGCCGGTATCATGTTTCACACGGACGGCGGTGAAATTCTGCTGGTTCGTCGTGGCAACGGTGGCGATTACCCCGGCACCTTTGGGTTGCCCGGAGGCCATCAAGAGGAAGGCGAAACACTCGAGGACGCCGCCCGTCGTGAAGCACTAGAGGAGACCGGCTTCAAATACGACGGCGAGTTGGAACTCATTCACGATGATGGCCAATTTGCCACGTTCCTTGCCAAGAAGGTCGAGAAATTCGAACCTGTAGTGTGTGATGAATCGACTGGTTATGTTTGGACTCGACCCGAGAACCCGCCCCAGCCGCTGCACCCCGGGATCACCATTACTCTGCGCATTGCCACTGCTCAGACCGAATTTGACGTTGCTCAGTTGATGTCAGAAGGCTTGATGCCTTCTCCGCAGAAGTACGCCAACGTTTGGCTGCTAAACATCCGAATCACCGGCACCGGACTGGCTTACCGCCACAAGCTGTCCGAGCATGTTTGGCGCGACCCATCTATTTACCTTAATGACGAATTCCTGCGCCGCTGCAACGGACTGACTGTCATTATGGACCATCCAGACGAAGCTGTTCTTACTCCGGAAGCGTTCAAAGAACGCGCTGTGGGTTCGATTCTGCTTCCTTACATTAAGGGCGATGAAGTCTGGGGTATTGCCAAAATTTATGATGCCGCCGCCATGGAGGAAATCTGTGAAGGCGAAGTATCTACCAGCCCCTCGGTAGTGTTTAACGAGGATTCTGGCAACGTGACACTGCAGACCGAGGACGGCGACCCGTTACTCATCGAAGGTGTACCATTTTTGCTGGACCATATCGCTATCGTGACCAAGGCTCACGGTTCGCGAGGCGTCTGGGATAAAGATGGTCCGATAGAAGGTGTATTACTCAACAATCCTGATGAGGTATCTGAAATGACAGATAAAGAAACTCAGCCGAAGGCAGATGCCCAAGGCGATATGTTGGAAGCGGTTCTCTCCGCTATCTCGGGCATCCATGCTCGTATTGATAGCATGGAAAAGAATCTCCCGGCTCCGGAGCTTATGAAATCGGCTGATGAAGACGAAGATGGCTGCGACATGCCGAAAAAAGACGAAGATGATCGCGAAGAGATGGAAGGCAAAATTGTTGCTAAAGACAAAAAGGCCGATGATCGCGAGAAAATGGCTGACGAAGATGAGGGCGATCCGGCTGCGGACGAAGGTGGCGAAATCGAAGGCGCTGCTGGTGAAATCAAGTTCGACGAAGACGAAGAAGACGACAAAAAAGCTGACGCTCAAGCCAAGGCCGATAGCGTTTACGCTGCTTTTGGTCAATCGGCTCCTCGTGCTCTGCGCGGCGAAAATTCGATGGCCTATCGCAAACGCCTGCTGAAGGGTCTGCAAGTCCATTCGGATTCGTACAAGTCGATCAACCTGCGCAGCATCAACGACGTCGCTCTTCTGGATCTGGCTGAAAAGCAGATTCTGGCTGATGCTGCAATGGCTGCCCGTGCTGGCGATTTCATTCCGGCTGGCCAACTGATGGAGTTCCAAGAGCGTGATCGCGCTGGTCGTACCATCACCAAGTTCAAGGGTGCAGTTTCTGCATGGCTGGATGCCTTCAAGGTTCCGGCTCAGCGCGTGACGGCCTTCCACACCCAAAACACCAAGCGATAAGGAACTTCAATCATGGCTTCTATTAACATGAATCCTATCCTGACGACCAATGCCAAGGGCCTGTTCTCGGTCAATAGCAACGGTTACACTCAGGGTGATGCACAAGACGATCCGGCAGTAAAGTTCGCTTTGTGCGGTGGCGTTTATGACGCTGCAGAAACCGCCCCGATTTTCGGTGGCATGCCCGTTCAAGAGTTCGTTCCTGCTGGCGACAGCGTTCTGGGTTCGACCATCAAGAACGCTACTGACGAAGCTGCTCCGACCGCTTTCGTGGTGTTCAACCAAGCATTTGCTGGTCTGACCACTCCGCAATCGAACGCTCCGGCTTTCCTGCCGGGCATGTCGGTGAACTACTACCGTCTGGGTAGTGGTGCTCGTATTCCAGTTAAACTCGACGCAAACTCGGTCACTGTTGAAGGTGAACTAGTTTCGACCACGGTTTACTGGGACTTCACCGCCGGTGAACTGACCACGACTCAACCGGGCACTCAAGATCCACTGCCGGTTAAGGTTATTCGTGTCAGCGCTGCCAACAACAAGACCGTTTCGTATGACCCGATCACCGGTTACGCGAATTGGGCTACCGATGGCGTTGTCGCTGTCATCCAAATTTAAGGAGATATAACCATGTCTGGTTTCGCACCTAGCTATGTAACCGTTAACCCGCACCTGATGCTGCCTGAGCATATCATGCAGTATTCGCTGGCTTCGGGTGCTTTCACTGCACTGGCCACGGAAAACCCAATGGTACGTCTGGGCGAAGCTGATCTCTACGTTTACCAACGTAAGATTCAGCTGACCTCGCAAGTGCAAGCTAACCAATCGACCAGCAACCAACTGCCTTCTGCATCGGTTGTTCCCTCGATGATTTCGACCGCCACCTATCGTATGCAGACTCGTGCTCAGTACGATGGTTTCGACGAAGCCGCTACTGGCCATTGGGGTTATGCCTTGCCGGAAGCACTGCGTCTGGCCGCTCGTCAGGGTATCGCCCAACAAATGCGTAATGCATTGCTGTACGGTTTCAACCCGGCAAATGGTGAAGGTCTGGTTAACACCGATGGCGCTACTCGTGTCAACCTCGGTGCCGATGCCAACGGCAATACTGGCTACAGCACTTGGGATTCGGGTCAACTGGCTCAGTTCCTGCTGAACATGATTGGCACATTGAAGGTCCGTACGCTGCAAATCGGTCAGCCGCTGCGTCTGGTGTTCCTTGCCCCGCAACGCTTCATCTCGCAAATCAGCTACAGCGGTATTGTCTCGCTGACCCAGTTCCAGCGTATTGGTGCTGGCGTTGAAACGGCTGCAGGTCTGGTTTCGACCGTAGCTGGCTGGGCCGGTGGCGATGATGTGGTGTTTGCTGCCGATGACACCCTGATTGGACAAGGCGCAGGTGGCACTGACCTGATTCTGTTGACCGCTCCGGAACTCAAGATCCCGGAAGCCAACGCACGTATCAACACCAATATCTTCGCAACCCTCACTCCTAATACTACGGCCACGAGCCTGATGTTGGTGGATGTGGCAGCGCCTACCGAGATTCCTACGCCTATCGCTGATGGTGGCATTACCACCCTCTACACGATGCGTTCGACTTCGGGCTGGGGTCTGAGACCCGAGGCCCTTAGCTTGCTCTCCGCAGCATACTAAGTTAAGCTTCAACTACGACCCCCGTTCATCGAAAGGTGGCGGGGGTTGTTTTTATTTGGCTCCTATGTTATAATTCGTCTATAATGAAAAATACTCGATATATCGGCAAAATATGTGATAAGCATCCTGAATTCAAAGGAGAGCGTCGCACAAACAATAGGCAATGTGTAGGTTGTGCCAGAGAAATGGATAAACTACGAATGCGTGACCCAGAAACAAAAAAGAAGATGGACGCCGCGTACTATGCTGCCAACAAAGAAAAAATAAGAGCGAAGCATACTAAATATAAGAAAAACAGACTTGTTAATGACCCTGTATTTGCCATAACCGAACGAATTCGTAAATTGGTCACGATGTCCCTATTCAAACGAGGACACAAGAAAAACACTGAAACTTTTAATATTCTGGGTTGTACTCCGGCAGAATTTGCTGCTCATATTGAGTCCCAGTTTGTTGATGGTATGTCATGGGAAAATCGTGATAAGTGGGATATTGATCATACCATTGCTTGCTGCAACGCAACAAACGAAGAAGAAGTCATCAGATTAAATCATTACACCAATCTTCGTCCTCTTTGGCGAGAAGATAACATCAGGAAATCATCTGAGGATAGGAAGAAGGCATTCCGGAATAGTATTCCTTGCATTCCAGAGATTTAGTAGCTATCCTAGTGTTCTGAAGCATTTTAAATGCAAGGAAAGTATGTTTCTGTGCACGAGAGCGACTATCTCACACCGTGAGCCTGTCAGACATTATAACACTCAATATCCACATACAACGCCGGAGGCCGTGTCGGAAGCGGAACGTAACATGTGTAACACTTTTCTTTTTAATAAATTTATTTTAAAGAAAAAAGTTAAACATTAAAATTTTTAAAAAAAAGTTACGAAGTACCTATATGTGACATTACATGTGTTACATTGCCAAGAAGTCCAAATTGTGTTGGAATTATGGTTCCCAAGTGATGCTGGGGTTGCTCTCGATGGTGGGGGCGGGGAGTCCCAAAGCTCCCGCATCATCGTCCCCACCGCCCAAAGAGGTTTAACATGAAACTTTACATTGCAAATACTACCAAGCAGGAATTTCTTTTTACGTACATGCTGCCGGAAAATCCGCGTCCATTCTCGCACAACATTCGTGCTGGATCGCAGATTGAAATTACTGGCAACCAAGATGCAGTAGATTCTATCATCAACCAGCATTCGATGTATGGTTTGGTAGATGCTAGCAAAGCCAAGAAAGGTTTTGGTGGTCTGGTTTACCGCATTGATAAACCTGTTTCGCTTGAGGCTATCCAACAAGGTCTGGCTCAGAATGAACAGGACATGATTGACAAGGCTCTGGAATCGCGCAAACTGACTGCAGCTGCCGCCGATCAAATCGTCTCGGCCCGGGCTCAGGAAATGGGTATCCAGCAAAAATCGCCACTGGAAATTGAAGTGGTGGAAGAAGGCAAAGGGCCATCAGACAGCGGCGCTAAATTCAGCGAGACCATTGAGATTGTCAAAGAGGGCGGTCCCGCCCCACGCAAAACCCGCAAAAAGTAATTGACGCGGTTACGAGGGGGTGGTAAGATATGCACATGACCACTCCCTCTCCCACTTTAACTGGATTTATTGCCTTTGGCCGAGAGGTCATGGGAATCACCACCATCGTGTTGCCAGATAGTGACCCGGGCTGGGAGTTTGCATATAATTTTGCGCTGGATTGGGTTCCGAATCAAATACCTTCTGGATTGTATACAGTTTGTGTGTACAATTTTGCTGGTAGCGTAATGCTTCAGTGGCAACAAGATGTCCCGGGTCAGACTTTCTTTGCGGACGCCAGAGCCAGTTACAACATCAATAGCTTTGTGGCTGGTGTCATCACCACTGCGGGTGATAATTCCACTAGTGAATCACTAACTGTCGGCAAAGGGCTGCAAAATCTTCAAATTGGAGACCTTCAGCGCCTCAAAGACCCATATGGTCGTCAGGCACTATCTATTATGCAATCTCTGGGGACGCTCTGGGGGTTAAATTGACCACTCTCCACCTCGGCGTATTGGATACTCACGAACCGAACGGCGAGGAAACCCACTTTGTGGCGGAAATTCTGGAAGGCAAGTATGGCCTCTTTTCCAGATTTGCACAATTGAACGAACAACGAATGGCCAATCATTTAGCAGATAGTGTCAATGATGCTATTCACACGCTTCTGTCGGGGGGAGTCGTTACAGATCCGTTCTTAGATGGTTGCGAGGAAATCAATCAGGATTTCCGTACTTTTTTGGACGAAGAAAAAATGGCTATTCTTGGTGTCCCCGGAGTACCGACCAAAGCTGCCCTCTCAGGTCGCTCTAAACGTTTCAAGCGTAGTCGCGGCCCCCGCCGTCCATCTTTTATTGATTCAGGCACCCTACAGACTTCATTCAAATCTTGGGTGACTTCATAATGGCTAGTGTGGCCGAAACCTCCGGAATGAAGACGGAATTGGCAGCGGGTCTTGCTGCCGGTGTAGAGACATTATCACTCAACCAAGAAATCACATTTACGCTTTATGTGAAGATGGTGTTGCCACTTGATGGATATGTGTTCTGGGTCAATGCCGCATTGCTAACTGATTCGGCTCTTTATGATGCAGCACAGTTTAACCGATTGTTATATGATAAGGAAGCCACTCCGCTTCCAAAACGGGTGATCAAGGCTAAGGGTTCGATGCATTATGTAACCGAAACCCAAATGCACGAAGACCGAAATATATCTGTGAACAATATGGTGTTCACGTCGTTGCAGCCAGTAACAGACTTGAATGAAGTTAATCCTCAGTTGATGTACGTAGGTTCCTTTCAGGGGGAACGTTTCGCGTTTTCTCGCAGGGACAGTTTTTACAAACAAGCTGACTTGTACCATTATAAGGGACATGCATTATATTCCACAATGCAACCGCAGCTTATCGAGAGCACTGGGCAAATTGACGCAGATAATGTAATCGTGTCGAATAGTCTTCCTATTTGGCTTACTTTGAATAAATATTTCAAGGTTTACCCGTCTTATTTGGTGGATCCCAATCTAGCGCCGCCTTATGCTGCGGTGCATATTGAACCATCCAAGACTGAAGCCATCCAAGCCGCTCCACGGATATTTCCAAACTCATCATACTACCAACTTGCCCGCGATTCTGTTAAAATAACGATTTACGGAGCAAGAAACTTTACCGCCCTTGAGTATTTGGATTATGTGTTAAATTATAGTCTAAATTACGACACCATCGGTATGATGAATATGCCAGTGGTTCAGGACGAGAAAGCCACCCAGACCGAGTTCGGTACTATAGCAATGAAGAAGGTAATCAACTTCGAAGTTAGCTACTACCAACAAAATATACGGAATGTAGCCATTCAGTATATAAAAGAAGCATTCATTCATTTTGTCCCTTCCTAAAAGACAAACACACAGGAGCATCAAAAATGGCAATTACTTCCAATCCCGTCAAACTGAATTCGGTCGTCGTAGGCTATGGCAATTCGGTTCTCACCAACATTACTGCCCCGACTGTTGTTAAACTGGCCGGTGGTCGCGTAGCCAAAGTCAGCGTTATTGTCGCTGGTTCGGCTCCGGGCGCTGTTCACAACTGTGCCACCACTGGCGCTGCTGCTGCTTCGAACCAAGTGGCTGTGGTCGCTGATGTCGCTGGCGTTTATGATGTTAATATGCCATGTCCGGCTGGCATTGTTGTTGTCCCCGGCACCGGTCAGACTCTTGCTGTCAGCTTCGCATAAATTAGGAGTCAATAATGACTGTCCAAATCGTCACAGTAAATGTAACTCAGACTATTGCCCCGGCACCCAGTCAGTTACAACGCACTGGGGCGTTGGTGTCACAAGGGGCTACAACCCTCGCTGTTGGCTCTCACGCTCTGCTTTATCAATTCTCGGATCTGCAGCAATATTTGGCTCCGAGCAATCCAATAACTTCGTTGATTTTCAACGTCGATCTGGTTGAAGTAGTAACCACCGTTGATCACGGCATCCCTGTTGGTGAGACTGTTCAAGTAATCATTGACGGCGCACTTCCGGCAGCCTACAACGGTACGTTCCAAGGCACCTCGACTGGCGCAAATACCCTGACCTACCCGTTGGGTACGAATCCGGGTGTGGCTACTGTCCAAGGCAATTTGGCTCTGGGCAGCGTTACTGAATTGCAAGCAATGGCTAATACGTTCTTTGCTCAGGGGAATGCCAATTCGGTATATGTCCTTGAACTTGGTACGGGCAACGCTGCTGCTGGCGTTGAAGCATTGAATGCCTACATTGCCGACCCGACTCTTCGTTTTTACAGCTATTTGTTGCCAAAATCGTGGGCTGACGAATCGACCGCTATTGCCATGGCAAACGATCATTCAGCAACCACCGCCATGGTGTATTTCTGGGTGACGACTTCACTCTTGAATTATACTAACTGGACGGACATCAAGTCGGTCGTCATGATGCTTCAAGACACCGCAGCTCCAGTAAGCGAATTCACAGCTGCCGCTCCGTTTTACAAGTCGCTGGCTTACAACCCGAGCAACACCAACAAGGTTGCCCCGTTTGCATTCCAGTTCCTTGTAGGCGTGACGGCATTTACCGGCAGCAACGCCACCCAACAACTTCTGCGTAGTGCCAACTGTAACTACGTCGGTACGGGCGCTGAAGGCGGAATTAGCAATAAGTTGATTCTGTGGGGCGTCACGGCTGATGGCCGAGATTTTACCTATTGGTACAGTGTCGATTGGGTTCAAATTAATATCCAACGTTCCCTGTCAAATGCCATCATCAACGGCAGCAACAACCCGATCAATCCGCTTTACTACAACCAAGCAGGCATCAATACTCTGCAAAAGGTTGCTCAAGGCACGACGAATTCGGGCATTGCTTTTGGTTTGATTTTGGCTCCAGCTACCGTTCAGGCAGTTCCGTTCATCACTTATGTCACTGACAATCCGAGCGATTACCCAATCGGCAAGTATGCAGGTCTTTCCCTGACGTACACTCCGGCACGTGGTTTCACTCAGATCATCTTTAACGTGAACGTCACTGACTTCATTCAGCAATAAGGAGCAATAAATCATGGCAACTAGTCCATTCGTCCAGCAGGGCACTCTTAATCGGTTACGGGGTTCCGTAGTCTATGCGAGTAACCAGACGCTGAATGTTACTGCTCCTTATCTGTCGCGGGAAGGCATTTCGATCTCTTTTGAGGGTGATGCCGGTATGCTTATCCCGACGCTGACTGGTGGCGTTACTTCCCCGGAACCTTACCAAATTGCGACTGTAACCATTAATCTGGTGAAATCGCAAGCCTTGGCCAATGTCTATAAGAACCAATTTGAAACCAACGTTAACGTCGGTGACGTGTCAGTTATTGCTGACTCGGCCACACTGTCGGATTACGAAATTCAAAATTGCGTTCTGAAGGGCATCCGAGACATCACTTTTGATGGTAATCAACCCGGATTTGTGGTGACTCTGCAAGGTATTTATCAAGTCAATTCGGCTCTTTGGGCCTAATGTAATGTGGGGGGCCAGTTTGGTCCCCCACTTTTAAAGGAATCTGGTGATGCGGATCGAACTTAAAAAGAATTTAAATCTGGTGATTCCAGTGGACAGCGCTGAAGGAACTGCTTATGTTCATTCGACGCCTGTCGCCATTCAAGTATTCGAAGACAATTTCTTGGCTTTATCTAAAACCTTTGCGAATATGTTTGCCAATGGTCTAGGTGCAATAGCTGGTCCCCGCGTGGCGTTTCTGATGTTGAAGCAGACCTCTCAAGAAATGGGTGTGTGGGATAAGGTAAATCGCGAATTCGTGCAAGAAATGGTTCGTCTTTCGAATGTAGCCATCCCCACCTCCCAAGGGTACAAGCAAGTGCCGCTCCACACGGCAATCGAGAAACAGTTGATCGGGGAGGATGACATTCGCGATGTCATGGGACAATTATCTTTTTTTACGTTATGCTGGCTTCTAAACAAGCCGAATCAAGTGGAACCGATTATGAACGTAGTCAGTGGATTATGGGAGTCGCAGATTACGTCGTTGAACTTTACGGAGTTCGTGAATTCCTTAATGACCTCGACCGGGGTAGAGAATATTGGAGAGATGGCGACCATCTCATCAGTTCCATCCTAGACCACATCGCTGGTCCGGGATTCGGAGAGTTCTTTAAGGAGATTGAATCAGAATACAAGGCATCGTCCCACGAGTATAGACAACGGCATTTATTGAGAGCATTATATGGCAAAGTCGGTCATTGATATTGAAGTAAAAGCGGAAGCGTTCGATCGCTTCAATGCGCTGTTTAAAAAATATAATGACCAACTTTCCAAAATGCCGGGCCAATGGGGGAAGGTAAATGAAGCCATCGAAGGAACTTCCAAGACTTTAGATGATGTAGTGGCATCTATTGATCGCGTTGCCGAAGCCGTTGAAAATATGGCCGAAGCCCAAGACAAGTCAGCCAAAAATCAAAGAAAATTCAATAAGAACGCCAAAGACGCCGAAAAAACATTCGGTAAAATTGGAGCGTTTGCGGATTCTATTAGAAAGAACGTTGCGGGGGCCGCCCAAAATCTTATGAAATTGGGCACCAGCACCATGGCCGGAGGGGGTTTGATGGCGTTGGGCGGGGCTTTCAGCATAGGAGCCTTGGCTGGATATGCCGGTGACATTCGTAGACAAGCAACCGGTTTAGGTGTGTCTGGGTCTGAATTGAAGTCTGCGCAAACTAGCTATCAAAAATTCATTGACGTGGATCGCACTCTGGGGGCAATTGCTGAGGCTCAGGCCGACCCATCCAAACACTATGCATTTGCCACTACTGGGTTAGATATCAACAAGACCCCAGCCCAATTAATCCCAGATCTACTTCGTCGTGCAGGTGAAGTTTATCGCCAAGACCCTACTGGGGCAGCAACCCAATTGAAGGCCATGGGGTTTGGACAATTTGGCATTGGCGTTGAAGAGGCACGTCGTGCCGATGCTATGCGAAAAGAGATCACTCTTGCCGAAACTCGAAACCAAAAAACCCGAGAACAGCTTAATCTTCAAGATAAGACGTTGGAGAAGTGGCAGACTCTTGGAACAACCATCGATGAATCTAAGAATTCCATCAAGTCGGCATTTTTAGATTCTATGCAGCCCCTCATTCCCCTTTTTGATGGGTTCACAAAATCGTTCACCAAAGAGTCGGTGCGCAATATCAGCGATTTCTTCAAAAGTGTAAATGAGATGGTTGTTGGCCTAAAGCCATTGGTTGAATGGGTACAAGAAAAAGCTTCTTCGTTGCCCGAATATCTCCCCGGCAAAAATCCCACTACAGCGGGGCTAATGAAACGAGCTAATGATTGGGCCAATGAGAATATCGGCAAGACACCCAGAGAAGCCATTCAGAAGGCCAAGAACTGGCTTTCTTTGGCCGAGCGCAACTTTAATCCGGGAAACATTCGATTTATTGGCCAAGCCAATGCCGCCGAGGGCGAAAAGGGATTTGCCCGATATGGTTCGATGCAAGAAGGGTATCAAGCCTTAGCCAAACAACTTCAATTGTATGGATCTGGCAAATCCAAAGCTGCTGGCCATAGAAAGCTAAATACTATCGAAGATATCATGGGCATTTATGCTCCAACTAGTGAAAATGATACTCGGTCATATATAAATACTCTAGTAAAACAGACCGGATTCGGACCAAAACAACAGCTAGACCTTACCAACGTCGACGTGTTGTCCAAGATTATGTCTGTCATTTCTCGTGTGGAAAGCGGAAAACAAATGCATACTCCGGGAGAAATCAAGATGATGATTCAAAATAATACCGGCGGTAGCGCTGTAGCAATTGTTGGCGCAGCCGGTGCAAATGTGGCTTACTGACATGGCTAATGTTGCTCGTTCTATTTTTCAGCTGGCGTACGAAATATCGCCAATTTTTCTTACTAATGGGGCAGCACAAAATATCCCCGGTCAGATGTTGCCCATTGTGGCCATCACCGAAGCAGCCAGCTTTGCTGGCAACATTCTTGAAGGTAACGGGGCACCCGATTTAGACCAGTTCGTATCTAGATTTCGTCCCCTTCCGGGATCAACCCTAATAGACAATGAAATTGGTGATTATCCGTTTGCCAACCAAGCGGTAGCTGCAAATGCTATCATTGCCAAGCCACTTCGCCTGTCAATGCTTATGAATTCACCAGCCAATCAGGGCGGCGGGTACGTGTCAAAATTGATCACCTTCACGGCTTTGAAGGCGGCTCTAGATCAACACAACCAATCGGGCGGGACTTATACGGTGCTTACTCCATCATTCATATATACTAATTGTATTATGACAAACATGGTTGATGTGTCGCGCCCAGATTCACAGCAACCTCAAAATGCATGGCAATTTGAATTTGTTCGTCCTCTATTGACTGAAAATGAATCTCAGTCGGTGTTAAATAGTTTGATGAGCAAGTTGGAGGCTCAATTGCCCATTCCAAGTCAAAGTGGGGCTATCGGCTGGTCAGGACTCAACGCCACATACCTAAATCCGGCTGGTCCAGTGGGATCAACCATCCCTCGGATAAGTAATACATTTGGTTCAACATCCAATATTGCATCTAATCTGATGCCAAGTTCAAATTGGTATTGATATGACAGTTGTTAATTTTACTCCTAATCCATTTTCCAATTTCCAATTTCAGGCGACTCTGGATGGAACTAGTTACACCGTCATTTTGACTTGGAATATTTATGGCCAACGATATTATATCAATGTTTACACTTTAAATAATCGTCGGGTCTTTTCGATGCCATTGATTGGTTCTCCATTGGATTATGACATTTCAATGACTGCTGGGTATTTTACTACTAAATTAGTTTACCGCACCCCCATGCAACAATTCGAGATCATTTAATGCGATTCTACGACATCCAGATCACCGAGCAGGATGGAAGCCCGATTACGGATATTAAGGGCAACGAAATAGGCCCGTTTACCAGTCTAATGAAAACTGGCCGGACCACCAATTTGGCCGCTCTTAATGTTTACATTGACATGCCGGTGGCGGCTTATGATAGCCCCATTGAAACGGCCGGTATGGTTCGTATCTGGGGATTACCTTTATACTTTATATCTCAGGCTAACAATTTGAATGGGAAAAAGATAGTAATTCGCGGGGGCATGTCTCCGGGTCTTCCATTAGCAAACCCATCGCAACAAGGCATTTTAGTATCTGCCACCATACAACAAGCCTTTGGAAACTGGCAGGGTGTCAATCAAACTTTAGATATGTATGTCCGACAGAGCGAAGGGGGTCCCTTGGCTCCGAGAGATATAACATTTAATTGGAAAAAAGATACTAAGATGGCTCTGGCCATAGAAAATGCGTTGAAGACAGCATTTAAAGAAGAAAAATATAAAGTAGATATCCAGATTTCTGAAAATTTGGTGGCTTATGAAGACATGACGGCTCCTTATCAGTCTGTTAAACAATTTGCAATGTCCATTCGCCCATTAAGTCGAGATATTTTAAAAAACGAATTATACCCGGGAGTTCGTATCACTTTTGATGAAGACACATTTTATGTATATGACGTGGAAAAGCCCGGATCGTTTGCTGGAAATCCCAAATTTCTAAACTTTGAAGACCTAATTGGACAACCTACTTGGTATGAACCGGGCGTAGTAACCTTTAAAACGGTAATGCGCGGCGACCTCCAAATGGGTGATCATGTAATGTTTCCTATTCAAACGTCAGCATTTCAATTTTCTACGGCAGGTTCCCAGACCCAAGCCCGACAACGATCGGCGTTTAATGGTGTTTACCAAATTATTTCGGTTCGTCATATGGGAGAATTTCGTCAAAAAAGTGGCGATAATTGGGTCACCGTATTTCAGGCCTACCAGCCGGGGGCCAAGAAATGAGTTTTGAACAGAAAAGTGCTCTAGTCCAATCATTGGGAACCTTCGCCAACAATAAGATTAATGATGCTATGCAATTGGTGGGGAAATCTCTTCCCTGTTCGGTGGTATCAGTCCAAGGTTCCATCGTAACTGTTAAATTTGAACTCACAAACATTCCATTTACCATACCTCAGGTGACCATACCAGTATTTGGTCCGGAGTACATTAGGTATCCCATCCAAGTGGGCGATAAAGGTTTTTGCGTTGCAGCAGATGCCAGCCTTCGTGCCATGACTGGTTTAGGTGTCGGGGTGGCCGATTTGACTCCGATGCCTAGTTTGACGGCGTTGGTGTTTTACCCCATTGGCAATAAGAATTGGTCAGCAGTGGATGGCAATGCTCTAGTGATGTATGGTCCCAATGGGTGTGTCATCCGAGATTCTGGAAGTGGCTGCGTAATTACTTTGACCCCGACTGGCGTGACCACGGTGGTTGGAGATACTACCATCGAGGTGATTAATGGAAAAGTGACCATGACCACTTCAGATGTAATTATAAATGGTAATCTGACTGTACATGGCGTGATCACTGGCGATGAAGGGTTTAACATATCTGGTGGATCGACAACCGCTCAAGTGACCGGTAATGTAAACATTACAGGCACCTTGACTAATAACGGCAAATTGGTCGGAAGTACCCACACCCACCCAGATGCGCAAGGTGGAAATACTGGCGCTCCTAACTGACATGTGGTATAATTCACCAAACATCGGCAGAGGCCAATAATGCGGACATACGGGCGTATCAAAAATCCGGACGGCACCCGTAGTTGGGTGGAAATCCAACAAGATTCTAACGGGAATTTTGAATATGGATTTGTTACCACGCTTATTCAATGTCTAAAATTGGCCTTGGGTGAGTCTCCATTTTATGCCAATTATGGGATTCCGGCTCAACGTTCGGTCATAACTCAGATTTACCCGGATTATTATGTGACGCAGACTCAACAGCAGTTCTCTCCATATTTCGCTAGTCTATTGGTGTCCAAGCAACAAACATTGGACCCCACCTACAATATTGACGTGACATTTACCAACGGTACTAAATTTCAACAAACGGTGGCAGTATAATGGCTGATTTACTGACAGACACAGGAGCGATTCTACCGGTAGTGATGACTTCGGCGGGTCCGGTTCCGACCTCTCCGACCAAGATTCGTACCATTCTGACGGCTTTGGTGTCTTCCACTAATCCGGGATACACTAATGATCTCCCCGGTTCGTTGATCGAAGATATTGCTTCTACTGATGTCGGTGCCATTTCGCTGATTGATCAGGCCCGTGTTGATTTGATCAACAGCATAACTCCGTATGGTGCAAATGAATTTCTGCTGAACCAGTTGGGCCAGATCTATGGAGTCCAACGCGGCAAAGGTTCCAATACTTCGGTTTATGTGACTTTTAGTGGCACCCCGGGTTTTGTCATCCCCATCGGCTTCACGGTGTCGGACGGTAACTATCAATATGTAGTTCAGTCGGGCGGTGTCGTCCGGGCTTCGGGCCAGAGCGATGCTCTATATTGTCTAGCCAATGTCCAGGGTTCATGGGCAGTTCCGACCAACACCGTAACACAATTGGTCACATCAGTTCCATCGGGCGTCGTTCTTACCTGTACCAATCAAACCGAAGGTCTTCCCGGCGATACAGCACAATCAGACGAAAGCTATCGCGCTCAAGTTCTGCAGGCTGGCCTATCGGCCTCCCAAGGTTCTCCCAATTTTGTAAAGACCGCCCTGCAAAAAGTCAGCGGCGTGCAGCCCCGCCTTATTTCTGTTCGTAATGTCGATGTAAATCAGTGGCAGATTATTTGTGGTGGCGGCGATCCATATGATGTAGCATTTGCCATATATAGCAGTGTTCCGGACATTTCGGCCTTAGTGGGTTCCACAATGTCGATTAGTGACTTTACCGCAGATAATCCGGGGGCAGTAACCACAACGCTTAATCACGGGTATTCGAATGGTCAAGTGGTAAATATTGTTGGTGTCAACCCTGCCAGTTATAATGGCACCTATACCGTTACTGTAATCGACGAAAAATCATTTAGCGTTGGGGTTGATACTTCTGGGTTTGGTGCCTATGTTGGCGGTGGCGTGGCCACTCCGAACCTACGTAATGTCACCGTATCTATCAACGATTACCCAGATACTTATGAAATTACCTTTGTAAACCCCCCAGTTCAATCGGTGGAAATCACTTTGACTTGGAACACCATCGGCACTAATTATGTGTCTCCAACTGCGGTGGCTCAAGCCGGTACTCCGGCAATTGTCCAGTACATCAATTCGATCAGTGTCGGACAGCCAATTTCATTGTTTGAATTGCAGGACACTTTTCAAAATGCCGTAGCGGGCATTATCCCCATTAGCCTGATTTCGAAAATGAATTTTGTGGTAGCTATTAATGGCATTGCCACCTCTCCGATTCCGGGTTCTATTCTGGTTTATGGTGATCCCGAGAGCTATTTCTCGACCACTGAAGCACTGGTGACGATCAGCCAAGGCTAATTATGCTGACCAATACCATTCCGAGTTATCTCTACACTCAGTATCAGGACGAACCCACTGATGTTCCTGCTCCGAATGGTATCTATGCTATTCCAATGGAGGGCATTTCGACCATTGCTATTACTGGGCTAGGGCACACTGATATACCTGTATCCTCGTTACAAGCTTTTGTAAATTCCTATAATGCCATCACCCAGAATTATTTGGATGACATCAATGTTCTGAATTTGCCTATATATACGGAGCAATCAGGAGCAATGTTGGATTGGGTGGCCCTTGGGTTATACGGCGTCAATCGGCCGTCCCTGTCCACTGGTACTACGTTCACTCCTCTGGGCGTGTACAACACTGTAGGTTACAACACCACTGCTTATTCCGAAGACATTAAGGGTGATGAAGTTACCAATTATGTGGTAACAGATGACCATTTTAAACGAATTCTGACTTGGAACTTTTACAAAGGTGATGGTTTCCAATTCAATATGATGTGGCTAAAGCGCCGCGTCAAGCGGTTCATTTACGGGTTTAATGGCGTTAATTTTCCCATTGAAGACACCTATGAGATTAGCATAGTGTCTACGGCCCCGAACACATTTGAAATACACATCCCAGATTTAGATATTTCGCCAATTTTTGAAGCTTGTATCATTCAAGGGGTTCTGAATGTTCCCTTCCAATACACTTTCACGGTAACATACTGATATGTATATTTTACTGTACGCCAACAACGCAAAAACTACGCTGGCCGCACCTGTAACTAGCACCCAGACCAGTATTTCGGTGGCTCCGGGTACGGGGAGTCTGTTCCCTCTGCCGGTGGCCGGAGAAGCCTTCAAGGTTACTTTGGTTAGTGCTTCGTCATCCACTGTATATGAAGTTTGTTTGTGCACTGCTCGTTCTGGCGATGTTCTAACTGTCATTCGAGGACAGGAAGGAACCACCGGTCAACCGTTTGTATTGAATGATGTTGTTGGTAATTTTGATACCAAGGGTACGATGGAATCACTGGTACAGAATGATCAACTGCAACAGCAGTATTACCAATATGGTGCAGCCACCGGAACGGCTAACGCTCTGGCTGTAACTATTCCATCCAATTTGACCTCGATTCCCGATGGAATGTATCTCACAGTAATGGCAGCACAAGCCAACACCGGACCGGCCACATTAACTCTTACTCTTGGCAGTACGATTGTGGGTTCGTCTCCCATCATCAAAGGCAATGACCACGCACTTATTGAGGGGGATATTCCGGGTATTGGGTATCCATTGCAGCTTAACTGGTCAACCTATTATGACAAGTGGGTTCTAGCTAATCCAGCTACCGGCATTATGGTAAGTTCGGTCCCGACTGGTGCTATCGTTCAGTTCCCCACAGCTACGGCTCCGGCGGGATATTTAGCCGCTGCTGGTCAATTGGTTTCCCGAGCTACATATTCAGCGCTTTGGGCATTTGCACAATCCAGCGGCAACATATCAGCAACGGATGCTGCATGGCAAGTAGGTCAATTCTCCCCGGGAGATGGCTCTACTACTTTCCGTCTGCCCCAATATGGCGGTTATTTCCTGCGTGGCGTAGACCAAGGCAACGGTATTGATCCAAGTCGATCAATCGGCACCGCTCAAGGTGGTCAAAACCAATCCCATACGCATAGTATAAATGACCCTGGACATAGCCACTTATATCAATGGTATAGCAGTCCAGGCGGCGGCGACGGCGCTCCGGGAGGAAATGGAAGAGCCTATGTACAAACGGGTGTTTCAACTACTGGCATCACGATCAATAATCAGGGCGGTTCCGAAGCCCGTCCTATCAACGTTTCTGTTTTAACTTGTATCAAATTCTAAGGAGTTGCCATGACTTACAATTACGGAAGCCCTATCGTTGGTGAACTAAGTGGCACCTCTGCGATGGTTCAAGTACCAAATGTCCCTTACCCAGCCACCGTCGTTTTTAATTCGGCAGAATCGGGTCGGACCATCCAATTGTCATTTGATTTTGGAACCACTTGGATGCCAGCTGTTACGCCAACCTTGACGGCGACCGGCCAGATAGTGTATGCTTTGACCTATCCTTGCACTCATGTGAAGTTTACGGGCGTAAGCGGGGACACCTACACTATTCTGTAAGGATTGCCATGTCGATATTGTTGTTCGCCAATGAAGCGCAAACGACATTGGCCTATCCGCTATCCAGTACCAGCACTGCCGTAGTGGTTGCTGCCGGAACAGCTAAATACTTTCCAAATCCCGGGTTAAATCAAGCATTTAAGCTTACTCTAATTTCTGCGACCAATACTATCATTAAAGAAGTGGTGTTGGTTACGGCGGCGGAAGGAGATGTGCTGACCGTTATCCGGGGTCAGGAGGGCACCATTGCCCGGGCTTGGAAGGCTGGTGATTATGCGGCCAATTTGATGACGGCAGGCACTGGAAATGCATTTCTTCAGATCGAGCAATTGAATTCCGGAGAATTTCCGGCGTCGTTTACTGAATTAAATGTTTCCGGAAATGCCCATGTTTACTCTTTGACCGTAGATACGCCCATTCAAGCATCAGCCACTGAAGTATTTAACAATGGTCAAGTAACGACAGATGCTCAATTCTTTGTTCCATTTATTTCTGGGAATCTTACTCAGGGATATCCGTTAAATAGCAACAATGAATTGAATTTTAATCCATCCACGGGAAAATTAGAAAGCCCGTTAATCAATGCCCCCGCTGGAATGGGTGGCGGTATTTTCTAAGGAATAATCATGGCACAACCCGGATATACACCCATTCTGCTTTACGCATCGACCACCTCTGGCGTGGCACCATCAGCATCTAACCTAACCAACAATTCTACGGGTTCGGAAATTGCAATTAATATTGCTGATGGCAAGGTTTATTATAAAGACGTCACCAATGCCATCCAGTTAATAGCCAGCAAAGACGCTACTGCCGGTACATTCTCAAATGTGACCATTGCTGGCGGTTCAATCAATGGTACGACTATCGGCGCGATTTCGGCGTCCAGTGCTAAATTCACGACCGTTGAATCTTCGGGAACCGCCACCCTACACGACCTTACGTTGACCACGGCGTTGACTGTTGGCAATGGCGGTACGGGGGCTACGGCGCTTACTGGATATGTCAAGGGCAATGGTGCTCTGGCAATGACTGCCTCCTCGACGATCCCCACATCAGATCTGTCAGGAACCATTTCCAACTCTCAACTGGCCAATAGCGCAGTAACTATAGGTTCAACCTCTATCAGTTTAGGTTCAACTTCATCTGCCCTATCTGGTCTTACTTCGGTCACATTAACCCAAGACCCAACAAATGCTTTGGACGCGGCCACCAAGCAATATGTGGACAATTCAATACAGGGCATCCAGAATAAATATGAAGTAGATTTTGCCACCAAAGGCGATATTACTTTATCGGGTTTAGGTACTCAGATCAATGGTGATTGGACGTCAACTCTAACTGCCGGTCAGGAGGTTCTGGTCAAGAATCAGGCGTCTCCTCAATATAATGGTATCTATGTGGTGGCATCTGGTCCTTGGACCCGCGCCACTTTCATGGATACGTGGGCCGAAGTTGTAGGCGCGTTTACTTTCGTTCAGGGCGGCGCGACTCTGGCCAGTACTGGTTGGGTGGCGGTCGTTCCAAATACCGGCACAATTGACGTAACTCCGATGCCTTGGACCCAATTCTCGGGCGCAGGTACTTACACTGCCGGTACTGGTCTGAGCCTATCTGGGAATCAATTTTACCTGGCCAATACTACTGTCACGGCTAATTCCTATGGATCGGCCAGTAGCGTGGCTACCTTTACGGTCAATGCCCAAGGCCAATTGACGTTGGCAGGTTCTACCCCTATTGCCATTGCAGCTTCACAGATTACTTCTGGTCAGTTGGGTGTCGGCAACGGCGGCACGGGCGTATCGACACTAACCGGCCTCGTTTATGGTAACGGTGCCTCAGCTATGTCTGCGGCTACCGCAGCTCAAGTGGTATCGGTCATCGGCACAACCGCTGTAACCAATGCCACGAACGCTGTGAATGCCACAAACATCGGCATTTCTACGGGTTCAGGAACGACAAATTATCTGACTTTCGTAGCTGCCACTTCGGGCAATCAGCCGTCGTATGTTAACTCAGCGTTAACTTATAATTTCACTACCAATTCGATCACCGCTGGCATTCAAGGGGGTCAGTTCTAAAATGGCAGCTACCGGCTACTCCACTTTATTGTTGTATGCCTCACAGACGGCGGGGCATACTCCGTCTGCTGCCAATTTGACCAACTCTGCGGCGGGTTCCGAAGTCGCCATTAACATCGCTGACGGTCTTTTGTTCTACAAAGACCCATCGGGTTCGGTGAAGTCTATTGGATCGATGATTTACCCGGGGGCTGGCATTCCGAATTCGACTGGCTCAGCTTGGGGTACGTCTTATTCGACCACGGGCACAGGTACGGTTGTAGCTTTACAAACCAGTCCCCTACTGATTACGCCGACACTTTCTGGTGCTCTAATTGATAATTCAGCGCCCTATCTGACATTTGCCAATGGGTCGGCAGTTACAGTGGCCGCTGGTCGTCAATGGTACAACGGCACAACCGGATCGTGGAACCTTGGTATGGGCGGCGGCAACATCACCCAACAAGTGGGCGAAGAACTGTTTATCTATGGCAAGGCTTCATCAGCTATTTCCGGTAACACCATTTTACAAGCGGTATATCAGACAGGTACTGTAGGGGCTAGCGGCGTTGTTCAATTTGCGCCGACGGTATCAGGTATCACCAATTCCAATTTGATTCTGGGTGTCGCCACAGAGGACATCGCGTCTAATGGCACTGGGCGAATTACGACTTTCGGCGTCATTCATGGAATCAACACTAGCGGATCAACTTACAGCGAAACATGGGTTGATGGCGACGTTATTTGGTACAACCCTATAACGGGTGGTTTGACCCACACCAAACCGGCGGCTCCGAATATTAAAGTTCAATTAGGTATTGTCATTAATGCTGGCTCCGGCGGGTCTGGTTCATTCCAAGTTCTTATGGATTTGGGGTCTGTGCTTGGTGGCACAGATAGTAATGTCCAATTAACCTCGGTAGCCAACAATAACCTGCTCCAGTATGACTCAACAGCAGGGTATTGGAAGAACGTAGCAAAGATTCCGAATTCTAATCTGCAAAATTCGTCGATTACCATCAACGGTACTTCGGTTGCTTTAGGTGGCACAGCAACGATTTCTGGCGGTCAGTATTTTGGTAATGCGGCGGTCAAGGCCATTGCTTACAATGCTCAGACTATTGCCGAAAATGTTACAGTGACTTCGGGAAATAATGGCCTATCTGCTGGCCCAATCACGGTAAACAACGGATATACTGTAACTGTTGAGTCTGGTGCTAATTGGGTAATTGTGTAACCAACAAAGAAATGGTTTAATTTCAATATGGCCTCTATCTTATTCGTAGATTATCAGACAGTCATTCCAGCCAGCTGGTTGAATGATGTAAACAATGCTGTTTACAATGGTGTTTGGCCTTCTGCCAACCTGACGGTCAATAATCTGGTGGTAAACACCTCACTATCAGGTACGGGCGTTAACGCGCTGTTTGCATCACCACCGCCCATCGGTAGCACAGCGCCCAATACAGGTGTGTTTACTGGTTTAACGGCCAGTGGCACTGTTACCGGCACAGGGTTTGCCAATTATCTGGCAGCACCGCCAGTTATCGGCGGATCGTCGCCCAATGCAGGTAGTTTTACAGTGCTCAATTCTGGTAGCCTTACTGTTTCCGGCGCAGCTTCGTTTACGTCAACGGGAGCGGTCAAATTACCGTCTGGCGATACTTCGCAGCGTCCAGTCGGGGCTGTAGGGCTTATCCGCGCCAATGAAGAAACCAATAAATTTGAAGGATATATTGGAGGTAGTTGGGGGCCAATCAGCAGTGACGCTACCAATCCAGCCGGTAGTTCGGGTCAGATCCAGTTTAATAATGGCGGATTATTTGGGGCTTCGGCAGATCTAACATGGAACGGCGCAACTCTTGGCGCTAAATCTGTAACTTTCCCGGACACAACAAATCAAACGACTGCGTGGGTTGGCAGAGGGTCGGGCGCTAATGGATGTATTTATTTGAATAATCAAACGGTAACTGCCGACTATGAAATGCCAGCGACAGTTAATGGTCAATCTACTGGCCCCATTACAATCAATACAGGTGTTACCGTTACAATTCCTACTGGTAGCAACTGGGCAATTATCGGAGCATAAACATGGCAGGTACATTAGTTATTGATACATTAAAGGCATCAACAGGGGTGCTGGCTACGCAGAACGGGATGACTGGTATTGCGAAGGCGTGGGTGAATTTTAACGGAGTTGGGTCAACGACTATTTATAATTCATTTAACGTAAGTTCTGTAACTTACAACGGTACAGGTAACTACACTATTAACTTTACGACCGCATTTCCAAGTTCGACTTATTCCTACGCTTTGTGCAGACAATACGATTCAGGTACAAGCGGAATACCTCAAGCAATTAAAGCGGAAGGCGGCACTATGACGACGACGCAGTTTCAGATGATTACTCAGACTGGAACAAACGTGCAACAAAACTCAGCAAACATTAGCGCTACGTTTTTCGCATAAGGACAAATCATGGCCGGTCAACTGACTATCAGCACATTGTCCGATGGGACAAACAGCACTTCTAGCACGAACTGTATTCAAGGCAGCGCAAAGGCGTGGGTTTCTTATAACGGCGTAGGGGGCGCAATTCGTGCGTCTTACAACGTAACTAGCGTAACAAAAAATGGAACTGGAACATACACTGTAAATTTCACAAATGCTTTTGCCGATAGTAATTATGTTGCAAATATCGGCGTTGCCTATACTGGTGGTGCATTACTCTTTAAAGGAGACGATGCGACTGCTCCAACCGCAAGTGCGTTCAAGTTTGTCATTCTTAACACAAGTGGTTCTGTGATTGATGCTAACTATGCGTATGTCGCGTTCTTCCGCTAATCGAAAGGAATAACTATGACTATAACTCTCGATGGCAGCAACGCTAACACAGTAGGCGTTATCAACTCAGCAACTGCAAAGAACGCTACTGGTACTGCTGTTGACTTCACAGGTATCCCTGCTGGCACTAAGCGGATTACGGTGATGTTTAACGGTGTATCAACTAGCGGAACTAGCTCTGTTCAAATTAAAATTGGTTCCGGCGGAATTACATCAAGTGGATACGTTAGTGCTTGCACCTATCTTTCATCAGGTGTTGGTACAGATACATTGACAACGGCGTTTAAGTTAATTCCAAGCGCTGCACAGGAAGCAGCGCAAGCATTGGTTGGTTCTGTTGTACTTGCTACGCTTGGGTCTAATGTATGGACGGAAAGTGGTGTATTGGGTAAAACGGCAACAACGCCAGCAACGCTTACATCGGCAGGTTCGGTCACGTTGGCTGGTGTTTTAGACCGCGTTCGTATTACCACAGTCAACGGCACAGACACCTTTGACGCCGGTTCAATCAACATACTTTATGAGTGATTTATGCTTACGCAAGAAAAGCTAAAAGAGTATGTAACCTACGACCCTGAAAGCGGAATCTTTCGGATGGCTAAACGCCGACGTAGAACAACCCGCCAAATTGGTGATGTATTGGGAAGCAAAACAAAAGCTGGTTATTTTGAAACGTGCATTGAACAAAAGCGGTACTATCTTCACAGATTGGCATTTTTATACATGACTGGAGAAATGCCGTCAGGTATTGTTGACCACATTAACAGAGATAAGTCTGATAATACTTGGACAAACCTTCGTATTGTTACGCATACAGAAAATCTGCAAAACGATATAGCCCCAAGAAAACACGGTTCGCTAGGTGTTCGCGGTGTATATAGATACAAAGATAGATTTAGGGCTAAAATCAACGCTAACAAAAAACAAATTCATTTGGGTGAATTTGCTACCATTGAAGAAGCGTCATCAGCATACGCAGCGGCAAAACAGATTTATCATCCTCAAATTTTAAGGAGCAGTATATGACTAAGGTGATTGTATTCCGAAATGACAACGGCGGTGTGGCTGTATGTATTCCTACCGGCGAACTTCCAATTGAGGCAGTTCTGGGCAAAGACGTACCAACTGGTCGTGATGCTCGTATCGTTGACAGCGCAGACCTGCCAGAAGATGACAATGACTTCTTCGATGCTTGGGAGATGGATGCCAAAACAGTAACAGTTAATCTCGACAAAGCCAAAGAACTGACCAAGCGCCGTCTGCGTGCCGAGCGTGCTCCGCTGCTGGCTGCTCAAGATGTGGCTTTCCAACGTGCTTTGGAGAACAATCTGGATACTACGGACATTGTGGCTGAAAAGAACCGTCTGCGTGACATTACCAAGCTGGCAGACAAAGCTTTCTCAACGTCTGACTTACGCGCTATCAAGGTGGCCTAAATGAGTGCGGTAATCAACATCCTGTACGAATAGTTGTGTTTTCTACGCCCGTATGATAAAATTATGCTTTTATCAACTGGAGTCTAATGATGCAGACTGTAAACGTTAGTGTAGAACTGCTTAACGGAATTTTGGCTTATGTGGGTTCACGTCCATTCTCGGAGGTTTACCAGCTGGTTAACCGAATCCAAGCCGAAGCTCAACCGCAGCTACCTCAGAATGAGGCAGTTGAAGCTCCGATAGAGTAAGTGAAAATGGGCTTCGAGATGAACAAAGAGGAATTAAAGCTACTTCTTAAGGAAGTAATCTCTGAGGCAGTCGAAGCCCACCCCTTATCGGACGATGAAATTTTTTGGGTCCGAATGGCCATCAAAGCCGAATCTGACCGCGCTGCGCTTCGTAAAGCCATAATCGAAAAGACATTAGCTGGCTTGATGTGGTTGGCGTTGCTATCTGCCGGTGGGTGGGTAGTCGACTATGTGGCCTCACATTGGAAAGCATGATGATCTATATTAAATGGGCGCTGATGGCGCCCTTGATGATTGTGCTGACCGTACTGACATACCCATTAGCTTTCATCCTTCCCCTGTTTGCCCAAGAACGGGAAGGCCTGCTGGACAACGGCACAAAGACTGGTATGGGCTGGTATCTGCCTAGCTGGTTAAACTGGTTCCAAACACCCGACAATTCTTTGGATGGCGATTATGGTTGGCGAACTGAACATTGGCAATGGCGTTTCAAGCTACCAACTCGACTGGCTACCTATGTCGGAAGGTTGGGATGGCTAATCCGCAATCCGGGCTATGGTGTAGGCGTAGTATTTATGACCGGTGATCCAATTCTGGCTGCGTTCAGTGGTAATCAAGCTGTCAATGATAGCCCCGGCGTTGAAGGATACTGCCTTGTTCATTCTCAAGGTCTGTTCCAGTGGGTCTGGGTAAAGCGTATCTCCGAAGGTAAGTGCGTTTACTGCAATTTCGGTTGGAGTATCAAAGGTCTGATCGATGGCACTCAGCGAACCCACAAAGCTACCTTTCAGTTCTCACCGCGTATCTCGACATGGAAAAGCTAAGAGGTTGCCGCAAGAGTAAGACCATGTGGTGGGCGTTACTGCTCATCATCTTGGGTTCAGTGGCAGACAGCCTGCCATATATTCAAGGACAGATAGATGCGCGTTACTATGGCTTCATTGTTATGGGTATCGGGGTCGTTACCGCTGTTCTACGTTGGAATACAAACTCTTCGCTGGATGACAAGTGACGCCGACAATCTGGAAATGGATTAGCGTCGCGGTTGGCATCATAGCCGTTCTTGGCGGTATTTATGCCAAAGGTCGACACGATGTCCAAGTGAAGTTTGATGACTTTAAGCGTGAGATTGCTTCTGCTGCTAAAACCCAAGAAGCCAAAAACGAATACATATATAAAGGAGTCCGCGATGAATATGAAGCTCGTCTTGCTGCCGTTCGTGCTTATTATGGCCGGATGCAATACAGTGCCAGTGGCAAACCAGTATCCAACGCCGCCAGCGGAGCTAATGCAGCCGCCTCCAACGATTTACCTGCTTACCCCGATCTTCTCCTCCAATGCACCGAAACAACCTTGATGCTTACTAGCCTTCAGAAGTGGGTAGAAAATGTTGAATAACTTTCATAAAGCATTTAACCTAGTCCTCAAAGAAGAGGGCGGTTTCGTAAATAATCCAAAGGACCCGGGCGGCATGACTAATTTGGGTGTCACCAAAAAATCTTGGGAAGAATGGATTGGTCGGTCCGCTACCGAACAGGAGATTAGGGATTTGGTTCCGGCTCAAGTATTACCGTTTTATCAGGAAAAATATTGGAATGTTTGTCGATGTGATAAATTACAGTCTGGCCTTGATCATCTAATTTTTGATATTGCTGTTAATTCCGGGACCGGACGAGCAGCTAAATTCCTTCAAAGTGCAGTTGGCGTGGACGCTGATGGGGCTATCGGTCCTCGGACTCTGGCTAGTGTTAAAGATTTTGAGCCAGCTGCCTTAATCAACAAAATATCTGACCTGCGGGAAGCATTTTATAGATCCCTGCCTACTTTCCCGACTTTCGGCCGGGGTTGGTTGGCTCGGTGCGAACACGTTCGGTCTGAAGCTTTAAGGATGGTATGAGCGCTGACCAGTTAGATGATGCTTCTGATTTGGAAGAAGCCCATCGAGAAGCAGCAATAGCTGCTATTCGCTCTATCAAAAAGCAACCCCACATCCGGTGCTTGTCCTGCAACGCTCCGACTGACGGGGCCGCCTATTGTGATAAGTATTGCGAAGAAGACCATGCACTGGCCGAACGCATGAAGCTAATTAAAGGTTTGCGATAAATCGACACCCACGGCAATTGGGGTCAGTTGCTGCTTGGCCAGTTTTGGCAGTGATGCATTCTCGAGACATCCGATAAGGAATCCGAATCCGTTCGAAAAACCAAGTGGGCTTATATCCATCAGTTCCGGCGACACGTTGGGGGGCATAGTAAGCCTCCATATAATCTTTCCGGTTATGGCACCCATACCGAAAATCGTCTCTTTTTTGGGTTGATGGGTGTATTGCGTGATCTTCAACGGGCATTTTTTATGATCCTGTGCATGATGTCATATTGAGGGATGTTTCGTTCAACGACAACATCTTGGTAACATTTGAGAACAGCTTCTTCCAATGTATCTCCGAAATATGCTCGGGGAATGGCAAATCCTACTGACCAACAATTAGCCGCCCATTTTCCGAGACTATAATCATGAGATGGAGAAACAGCTATTTTATGTTCCCGGATCAGTTCTAAGATATCAACCCGGGGCTCCGAATAGGGGAAAAATCCTACTGGATACACCCGGGCCGGCAACACCAAATATAGATATCCATCTTCCAGATCTCGGACGAATCCTTTTTGGGACCAGTTCAGAGGGTTCCAGGATGTATCTCCGTCTTTGTCCTTGGGGGTTCCTTTGATCTCGGAAAAAGGGACCGCTATAGTAGTAGCCATGTGATATCTCAAAAATTAAACGGGACGTGGTTCCGAAAGTCGGCTTTTTTTGTGGGACGGGTGAAGGATGTACTTTTCACCCATTTCCAGTTTGATCTGCTCAATCCGGGCCTCGTTGCGTTTCCGCTGCTCGTGCAAATCATTTTCAGTGGCAGGTTGGACGCGGCGAGTAGTAAAGAATTTAAACATAATTATCTCCTTATATTGAAAAATGGGGAGGAAATGCATGTTGATGGCCTCCCCGGTTCCATCTATTTGCTCAGGTACGGTATGGAACAATGAGGGGCCGCACCTGAAAAACCATCAAAAATACACATGCAAGGCTGAATGATGATTTGGAGAGAACCCCCTCTTATTATTTGGCTAATTGCTCGACCACAAGGCGAGCGAAATAAACTGTGCAAGCGCCAGCAAATGCATAGATTGCGGCATTAATTAAGCGTTCTTTCATAATTTTTCCTTTATTAAGTTATTTACTGCACTTCTATTAAATCACGAAAAAGAGGATTGGCACAATATATTCCGTGATTACGATAAACACCTATTGTTGTAAGAACGCAACGGTAGTATAATTTCGAGATGAACGAAAGTGGGTTGTGGCGCTATCTCCAACGCGGAATGGGGGCCAGATGGAAAGCCGAACGAGTCGAAAACCGACTGGCGGCGGGGTTTCCGGATGTATTCTTTACGATAGACGGAACCCATGGGCTGGTAGAACTCAAGTACCTGCCGAAAAAGAAAAAGACCATCACCATTCGGCATTTTACCGACGAGCAGCGGGCTTTTTCTTACCGACACAGGACACCTATTTTAGTTCAAATTGAGGACGAGTATCTACTGTTTGGGCCTGAGCATACGCTGGAACTGGGCAAAGGTCAGCCATTGTCCGAGCATATATCATGGGCTGCGGCCCGGTGGACGAGTTCAATTGATTTCGACGATCTGAAATCAGCCCTTTTAGCAGTACTAAATAAAGAATAGCGTCATCAATCCGGCCTTCAATGGGTTCGGAAAACTCTTTCCCGTTTTTGATGAACGATTTGATGGCATCTAAATGCTTATTCAAGTAAACGGCCAAAATTATGGTGTCGGGAACGCCCAATTCTACGGCTTGGCGCTTGAAATTGGCCAGCTGGTCGGAATCTCGGCTGTACTCATGGCCCTTGGTGGCTGTTAGTTCTAAAAGTCTTTTATAGGTGTTGTCCACCAGAGTAATAAACTGTTTATTATTCATCATTGACTCCAAATAAGATCAGCTACAGATTGAGAAATATCATTCCATCCTTCGGCGGCGATGATTTCTTTGATTTTTTCGATGATACTGTCTTCAACGTCGGATGCATGTTGACCTATACCTTCGACTTCAAGAAATACAGCAGCTTCAATCAAATCACACAATTTCACCAGTTTCAGCGACTTGCGGGTACAAGCGGCCATGGCATCGATATGTTGCCGGGTAAAAGTGGCTTCAATGTGGTCAATCGGCGGCAGCATGGACTTTACTGGGGAAGCCACATCCCCAGTCATGATTTCCGGCAAATCGTGAACCAGTGCAAATTGTTCTGCTGCCGACTGGTCTTCGGAAGTGAGTCCTACTTTTGGCCCAAATTCCCGGACCAGCAGGAACACCCGGTACAGGTGCTCTGCCAGCGTTTGCTCACGGCCCACGCGCACAATCTGCCAGCGTTTGACATGGGAAACTCGCATCAAGTCCTCAATCCGCATTTCCACCCTCACTATCATCGGCTACTGCAAATAGGTATCCTTTTTCATACGCATGCCATGCTTCGGTTTGCGGCGGGTATGTGTTCATTTTTACTTTACCGTGGCACGAATCCAAACGCCCGGCATTATAAGCTTCTTCGACTGCCGTAAAATGACGGTCGGTGTGTGACATGACCCCGGTTTCTGGGTCAATCGACCATTCACGAGAATTGTTTATTTCGATTTTCTCACGAACGGCGCGGCCAATGTCGATACCGTTCATTCGACCCAAATCCAAAATAAGGATGATTAAGTCAGCATATTCGTGGGGATCTAACATGGCCGAACGAAGTTCGCCCACCTCCTCGTCCAGCTTCTTGAGGATGGACTCATTGGTGCGGTGTGGGTAAACGGTGTCTGCCCATTCAGCGATTTCCCTTTGTAGGTCGGAAATTTGTTCTCCGTTACAGCAATCCAGACAACGCACCTTTTCTTCAATGCGAGAAATGTCGGTGTCGTGATAACACTTAATGTTATCCAATACCTTGCCGCAATTATGACATTTAGCGAATCTCATCATTTATCCCCTTTATATTTGTGGTACATTTCAACGATTGCTTTATTGGCTTCGGTTTCATGTAAATCGCCAACATCCAGAATGTCCTGTTCTGCTGGACCGAATCCGATGTATTGGACGTGAGTTAATTTGTTCAAGTATTTCACCAAATCCATCAGTTCTTTTTCAGATTGTGAATAATTTGCGAAATTAAGGAAAAGAGAACCCACACCATTTTGGCGAATAGCTTCAGCGGCCTGTTTTTTGCTGAATGTAGCAATTCGACGTGGCAATTTGGTGACGGTAGTCATTTCCACCGCTTGATTGATTTTGTCGAATGTGATTTCTTCGCTGTCGTCTGGAAATGGGCCGGAGTAACCGATTTGATTTCCTTGTTCGTCGAAACGATTGGCTACTCGGATGTTATAAGTTCGAATGGTGCCGATCACCGACAAAGTACCAAACTTCCACGACAAAGGAACACCGGAATCAGCAATATGTTGGGCGGTGGTAATGTCGCGATAAGTACAATATGGGTACTGACCGTGGTATGCAGAAAGACCATATCCTTGGCAACCCTCAATGATGATGCGACGTCCTTTATCCACTGCTCGGTTATAATCTTCTACGCTAACCACCTTCCATGGACCGGCTGGCATTGCTACTTTAGCAATATTCATGTTCAACGGGTCACGTTTTATGCGCTGGATGTTGGCTGCTCCGCCACCTTTACGAGTAGAACCAATGCGAACGAATTCACCTTCAGACTTAATATTTTCTTCTGTGACCGCGGCGGCGTTTTCGTGAATTAGAACCTCAACATTGACCAAGTAACCATGGTGCTTGGCCTCAGTGATTTCTTTTAACAGAATTTCTGGGTTAATTGCTGAACCCGGCCCGATCAACACTTGTTTCAATCGCGGAGAAATGATGCTGTTGGCCAATTGAAGATGTACATACTTGAAGCCAGTTTTGGTGACGGTGGTGTGACCAGCCGACGGAGCGAATGCGGTAATTGCAGTATCGGGTTGCCAGTCGCTGGCTAGTTTTCCGATAATGGCTCCTTTGCCGGTGGAGCCATATCCACAATCTACTACCAATTTGATATCTCTTTTCATACTCATTTTAAATGTTCCCATAAAATTCATCTGGATGTTTGTTGCTCTTCATGTCATTTTCTTTTTGTGGAATGACGCGAAGATTATTTTCTACATGAAGCCCCGACACGGTTTCTCCGCATAAGGGATAATAATGGTCAACTGTCATATTCAATTTTTTGGCTTCTTTGTAAATCTCCTTTATTGCGCTATGATTTGCCCATTTGGGTGTTCTTTGTTTCTGTGCTGCTCTGTAGTTTGCAGCGTAAAATCCATATCTATTCCATTTTGCTTTCAGTTCAGACCGCCTTATTAAGTATCTTTCTTTGTATTTTTCATCATTATGATATTTGGCTTTGGCTTGACGGTGGTGTTTTTGATTTTTGCAAGAAACACAAGCAAAATTAGAAACCATCCTTTCCCCGTTTAGTTCGGGATGATCAAAGCAGACCGAACCAAAATATCTGGTTTTGCCTTCTTTTTTGGCTTGTGCTCTAGAGTTCATTATTGGGCTATCCTTAAATTGTCATTGTATCACCTAATGCTGGTCGGCACAAGGTCTATTTAACGGCTTCCCACCAGTTCGCTCCTTTTCCAGAAAATTCAAGTATTAATGGCACTCGGAACCACGGGTATGCTCCTTGCACTGCATTTTGTGTTTGCTTCCACGCTTTCTCCCAATTCTCCTCAGGGATGGACATCGAATAACTGTCGTGGGTGTTTAAAATCAGATGGCCACCAAAATCATTTAACTGGTCCTCAATTACTGTCCAGTTATTTTTATTTAGATCGGCGGCGGTGGCTTGGATCAGCAACCCAGACGCTTTATATGAGAAGCGCGGATTCGGAAATCGCAACCGGCGTCCGTATTTGGTGAACACATAACCCCGGGTTTCGGCGCGTTTCTTGGCGCTGTTCATAAGCACTTTTACGCCCGGGAGCTGCTGATGGTAATTGTCGATCACGGCCATGGCTTCCTCTCCGGCCTTTTTATAGGTTATTGATTCACCATTTTTGCCGTTGAATGATTCCCATGACCAAGGCATTCCCATTTTCTCGGCAATGGCCCCATTCCCGCTGTTGAAAATCATTGATAAATTAAGCTGTTTAGCATTGGCCTGACCCGAATAGGCAGCATTGCGCGGCAATCCGGTCATATCGGCCACCATCTGGTGGAAATCCGAGAATGGGTCGGCCAGATATTTATCGATAATGGACTGATCGTTGACCAAATGAGCGAACACACGCACTTCGAAACTGTGCATGTCGGCATCAACCCATACATGGCCGGGTTCTGGTAGGAAAACTGGTTTAACGATGGACGCCACCTTCTTATTCCGGCTGGGGATCTGTTGCATGGCCGGTGCCGTGTATGACAATCGACCAGTCCCGGTCCCGGCGTCCTCTCCCTTGTTCTGATTAATGTTTGGGTACACTCGGTCCACGAACGCTGACCCTATGACGTGGCCCCCAAGGAACGTATCCCGGGTCTTGATCAGGGAACGTACCGAGAGAATTAATTCGGCGCGGCGGTCACCTTCCATCGATCGCAAGGCATTAGCATCCAGCGATGGATTGCCGGATTCGGTCTTTTCAAGAGCGCAACCATTGTCGGCATACCAACCTCCATCTTGCAATCTCGGCTTAAAAAGAGCCTTGATTTTGGGCGATGAATTGACATTGATGGGGCCGCCCACCAATTGATCAAGTTCCCGCTGCTGCTTGTCGATTTCGACCGTCAGATCTTTCCGGGCTAATTCAGCCTTTTCCAGATCCACCCGGATACCACGCATTTCGGCCCGGATCAGAGTCGGCATCAATCGACGTTCAAATTCGATGATTTTCTCGATGCCTTGGGACTCAATCTCCTGCTTCTGCCATTTCCATAGTTCTAGCGTAAGTTCCGCATCTCGGATGGCGTAGGGAGCCACCACACTCGAAGGTGCGCGACTGATTTGCTTCATCTGAACATTGCGAGTGGCCCGCCCGCCAAATAACTTGGCTAGTTCCTCATAAATCTCGGCCTGTTTTTTCTGACGAAGGTACTTCCAACACAGATCGTCCAGCGTGTAGGAGTGTAAGTGTTCATCAATCAAGCAAGCCCGGATTACCGTGTCGTCCATTCGTTCCAACGGCAAATTAATACCGGCAGATTTCGACATCTTGAAGTCAAACGATGCATTGTGGCAAATGACGAGAGCCGGACGGCTCTCGTTGATCCAACAAACCGCTTCCGGGGTTTCTCGAATATCAAAGTAGCCTGACCACCCATCCACCGCAACGGAGAAGCCGAAAGCCCTATCGACGGGCCATTCAAGACCCGTTGTTTCGGTATCATATGCAATGATGCGGTCATTCAGATTCGGAAAGTTCACGTTCTCGTTCCTCGTCATTCAGCCGGTCGGCTTCGTGTTCAAGATAGTCGTAATAATCCGGGCAACGAGGCTCCGGGGGATTGAGTGGTTGGTCAGGGACATCAAAAGGGGATGTCATCGTCGTGTTTTCCTGTGTCGGCCACTGGACCTCGTACGGCGGGTTTGCTGTCGTCTAAGTCGAATGCCTCATCATTCTTCAAGGTCAGTGCCAGTGAAACAAATGCACGACCGGCCTTAGATTGTTTCTTCCACCCAGATAGCCAATACTCCTTGCCATCGACCATGACGGAACCGTTGAAATCGGGATGTGAGTCTTTGGTCTTGCGTTGATTGGTAAACATCGCGCCACTGTTGTCGCGTTGTTGAAAATCTGCCATGATTTTGTCCTTTATAAAGTTAGAAGTGGGGGATTCTGGACTGGCTCCCCCGTGGCCAGATTCACTCTACGTTACGCCTTAATCCAGACGCCACGCCGTAGAATCAATAGTCGGCTTCATCACCAGCGACGCCATCCACGGCTTCACTGACCTTAGCCTTACCTGCAGACACTGCGTCATAAAGTGCCTCGGCTCGGCGGTACAGTTCTTCGGTTGGGAAGCCAGCATTGGCCACGTCGATGGTGTAATATTCATCACCGTTGGCATTTTGGACATTGACACCCGACAGCCTATAAACGCGGCTGAACGAATCGCCGCCAGCCAAACGGATGAGCGAGTTCCACTTGCGGGACGCTTTTAGCTTGGTTTTGGCCATCGATACTACGATTTCCTCGGCAGTGCCATCGGCCTTAACTAGCAGGCAGAATTGCTGGGCAGTGTCTTGGATGTCGTAATCGTCCGGATTGTCCAGAGTGGCGCGGAATTGTGCAGCTTCGAGTTCCGACGGGAATGCGCCACGGAAACCACCACCTTTGAGGCGATCTTTCCAAATCAGCCATTCCTTCTTGTAGAATACTGGCATCAGCATCACTTCCGGACCGTACAGTTCGCGGGTGACGTTGTTGTACAGCATGCCTTCCTCAGCACCATCAACATATGATGGGTCTGACTTTTTACGGCAAGGGCTGAGGGATTGAACGATTTCCAGACGCGGAATGATCAGGTCATCGGTGGTTACGTTCTCAGCACCACGGCTGGATTGCATGCCTTGAAGGAAAGCTGGCATGGTGTTTTGTACTACGGTGGTTACTTGGTTCTTACTCATGATTTATTACTCCTTAATTAAAGTAGAATCAGTCTACGGCTGAAAGGGTGGTCCGCACCCAATAACGGTATTACTTTCGGGTCAGTGTGGCTTGTGTGTACGGTGTAACCTTAAACAAATCCTCCGGAATTTGTTCCCCATCTTGAAGCCAAGATTTGACTGCGGCCTTGAGAGCCGAAGCATTGACGGAAGATTTGATGAGTGAACCTCGCCCCGTAGCTTCCAGCCATTCATATGCAGCCTCCTTATTGTCTGCAGAAATCGATGCAAAGACGTCGGCGCGAAGCGAAATCCGGCCAATACCCTCGAAATTAACGTTGTGAATACCAGCATCGTCCATGGCCGCAGGGATTTCCTGACGAGCCAAAATCTCGATGCGCTTGTTAAGTTCGGTCAGCTTTTCTTCGAGCAGGTCTTTCTCGCTTTTCAGACGGGAAAATTCTTCAACCAGTGTTTTCAGTTCCATGTTATACCTTTATGATAAAATACTTGTTTTCACGCTTATCCCACACCAACTGCTTGCGGAGTTTGGTACCTAGAATAGAACCGGCTACTGCCATCCACACCGGGGCACCAGTACAGAGCAGGTAATCGTCCTCTTCAAAGTCTTTTAGACGGAAACGCATTTTTTCCACGATTTCGTCGTTGTTCAGCGACGTGGGAACTGGCGATGCGCGATCAGATGCAGACGTGACAAACACCAAATCGCCAAACTCTAGCGCCGGGGCGTAGTCTACATTCAAAGCCTCTTGGGTAACAAAAACTCTCATTGTAATTCCTTATCTCAATATCTAGGCGAATTATAGCACATAATCCCGCAAAGAGTCAATGTGTGTTTTGACATACTGAGAGAGGTCTTCCTTCGCGGTCAATGCGGCAAACACCAATTCGTCAATCGTTCCCGACATAATCAAATCGATGACCAGAATGGATTTTTGCTCATTCTTCACGTTGGTGGCTCGTTCAAGCGACTGCTGCCGGTCGATAGCCGAGAAAGTAGATGAATAATAGATGATGGTTTCTGCCCGGTTTAGCGTAATGCCCATACCGCCGGTTGCTGCATTTCCTACGAAATATTGAACTTCACCATCTTGGAAACGACGAACGGCTTCGGCGCGTTCCTCTTCGGTACAATCACCGTGGAACTGGACACAATTATCACCCAGCATTTCAGCGATTTTGGCTATTTCGGGTTTGTATGCGGCCCAAATAATGGTAGAGGAGTTGCCCAACTCCTCTGTGATGGCACTCAACTCTTCGAGTTTAGCGTTATTTACCCAACTTGCGACGTATTCTCCGGTATCGCCAGTCACTAGCTGACCCCCCGCTAGTTGATGCAAACGGGTGGCCTTGGTGAGGACGTTGGTAAGCATCACCACGTCATTGTCGTTTATTTGGATAAGACCAGTGGACTTCTTCATGTTTTTATACAGTTTTGCCAAGGATTCTGGCATGTTTATTTCACGCTGTACGAAGGTTTTGGGTAGTAGATTGGCTACTTCGTGCGTGTGGACTTGGTAAGTGTAAGGAGTGACTTCCTCGATGAGTTCTTCGAGATGGTTGTAACCGATGATTTGCCGTCCTTCATAACCACCCATGATAGCATATCTGGCTCGGAAAGAATAAAAATCACCGTATCCGATAATATCGGGGTCAAGAAATTCATATTGGGAGTATAAATCCAAAGGTGAATTTGCAATTGGAGTGCCGGTTAGTACAGAGCGGAACTCTGTCATTCGGCCCAGCCGAATAACATTTTTTGTTCTAATCGCTTTATGGTTTTTAATTTTAGATGATTCATCAACGACAGCGGCCACATGAAGACCAGACAATACGAATCGCTCACAATAACTCATGGCGCGTCCAGCGGCCAGCGATTCCACGCCCACGAGCAGGACGCGAAATCCGGGATGCATGAAATCATCAAAACTTTTGGGTTTTGATGCATCTAACAGAAGAAGTGGAACGTCCATCGGCGCGTGAATCTCGAACTCGCGCACCCAATTTTTTCGGATGGACAATGGGCAAATGATGATGGCTCGGTCGCACTTTCCTTCTTGCGCCAGCGCGCATAGCCAATCGATGGTAGTCTTGGATTTGCCGGTTCGCATGCCCATAAATAGTGCTGTGGAAGTGCGTGACCAAAGAAAGTCAAGCGCTTTCCGCTGGTGAGGCATGGGTTCGGTCTCGAACTGGTAGTGGCGGGGGAACTCCGTCACTATGAGGGGCGGTTTCTCACATGCATCACATAGTTCTTGGGCGGCATCAGTGAGCGTGAACTTTTTCAAAGCTTCCGCTGCCCGTCGCGACCCGGGGACCACATAATGTCGTTCCTTGCCGACCCACCGTTTGGATGGGATGTCCCGGATCATGTGATTGAGGTGAAATGGGCAAGAAACGATAAACTTGCCATTTTTGGCGTCAACGTTAATCATTACCGCCCCTTGCTCGGATGGCTGCGGCGCAGCTAGTAGCCGCATCTATGTACCCGGTGTCATATTCACTATTAGAGTCTCCAGCGGCATATTCATCGCACACCTTCGCACACGCCTCACGCTCGGCTAGGACTGCGGCTTCAATCCATTTTTCTACTTGCTCGTAAGTAATTGGTGCTTCTGAATATTCAGTCATTTATTCTTCTCCCTATCAGCGGCAATGACTGCACGGGCAAAGTCAACTACATGAACCCACTCTTTGATACCGCGCCCATCAGATGTGATGCCGTATTGTTGGCGCAAAATACCAATCTCATCATCCGTCAGGTCTTTTGTACGGACAGGGGCTGTGTAGAGTGGCGTAGCGCCTGGAGCATTTGGGCCTGTCAGCTCCTCCCAGATGTCGTGCTCCTCATCGTAGGCGAAGTAGCCAACCGGCTCCTGCTCTGCTTGCTCTACATACTTGGCATTAGCTTCCTCAAGGTCTTTGTTGCACCCATAGCACAGCTTTGCTCGTGCGCAGACTTCTCCGCATACATCGGGTGTAGTGGTTTGTGGCTCGGCTAACGCTTCTCGCAGGGCAGTTTGTATGTCTGCGTTCGGTTGTCCGTACAAGGCTTCAGCCCTAACCAAAGCCCCCAACGCCTGTCGTGCAGCTTCTCTTAACTTATCCACGGTTCTTCTCCCTATCCGCAGCAATGACGGCACGGGCATCCTCTAACTCGACACAAGTAATATCATCCAAAAGAAGTTCCATCGCGTTGGCAATCTCATCATCCGTCAGGTCTTTTGTACGGACAGGGGCGGCGTAACAAGGCGTAGGCCTTGCGTCGCTTTCAATGTTTATCAGATAGCGTTGTGCAGCATCTTCCGATGGGAACAGAAAACCAAAATCAGGCACAACCCAATGCACCGGCTCCTGCTCTGCTTGCTCGCCTAGCGCATCTCGCAGGGCGGTGATTGCATCATCCTGTCGTTGTTGTGCGCTTGAATCCATAATTGCGCTGGCTCTTTCCAAAGCCTCCAACGCCTGTTGCATTACTGCTCGTTCTTTTGGTGTCATAGCGATACTCCTTGCTCGGATGGCTGCGGCTGCACATCCAAAAGTCATGAATTTACCTTCTTCGCAAACCTTCGCTCACGCCTCACGCTCATGGGCAGCGACTAAAGCGGCGAAGCGTTCAAGGAATATCAAGTCGGTATTTAGAATTTGATACGGGTGAAAAGCCTCCCGCGCCATGCGGATGATTTCGTCTTGTGTCATTTCAGTTCCTTTCCAATCTCTGCCGCAGCGCGGACAATGGCTCGGCGGGTTGCTGCGTAGGGGTCGTTATCGTGAAGCATTGTTATGCAAATGCTGGGTTCGTCAGAGTCGCTGATAATTTCAGCAGAGGCTCTTTTATGCCCCGTGTAGATATTCATCCCCAGCTTCACCGCCAGACGCAGCGCATCGCCGTCATCATGCAGTGGGTTCCAATAAGACCCGTTTTGGTCTAATAGCAGTGCGTCATTGTCGGCGGCAATGAATTCAATGCCAGCCGCCTTCGCAGCCTGTTCTAATAGTTCTTTATCAGTCATTTATTCTTCCTCCTATCAGCGGCTATTACGGCGTAAACATCACTCCGTCTTACCTTCCCGTCAATCATGTACTTCTTGCGGCTCGGCCAGTAATCCAAACGCTTGCCATCAACAATGCGTGACCAATGAAACTCGGTATGCTTTGTCCAACCACCGTCATCCGAAGCAATAGCATTATTTAAAAACCGCTTTCTGTCGGCATCAAATTTGCCTTTGAAGTGCTGCTTCATAAAGTCATATACAGGGTCACGCACGGTTCTTCTCCCTATCAGCGGCAATGACGGCACGGTAACTTCCAAAATCATCTTTATACCGTTCTGTCTTTGTGTAGCGTTTTAGAACCTCGTAAATTTCGTCATCTGTTAGGTCAACCGGTTTCACAGGTTCACACGGGATTCCTTCGCATTCGCAATATTCTTCCCATGACGGAATAATTTCATGCTCTGCTTGCTGCACAGGGGCGGCGTAAACTTTCTCTAGCGCCAGCAATACCTGTTCAACACTCTCACAGCACGGCTTAAACTCGTTATCCTCAATCTCAGCATCAACGCTACGGATAACTTTGTGGTCAATAGTCCAGCCCATTGACTGTTCCGGTTTCGGTTCACGCGGAAACTTAAACGCCACCGGCTCCGATAACGCTTTTTGTTTTCCGTTCCCGTACCCACTCCAATATGCCTTTAATTCGTCGTGCGACATCCATGAAGCATTGGCTTCATCCAACGCTTTATCGCACCCGTAACACAGCTTTGCCCGTGCGCAGACTTCTCCGCATACATCAGGAGTGGTTACAGGAACAGGGGCGGCGTAGAGCCTGTAAGTTCCTTCTGGAAGGTCATCGGCATTAGGGGTTGCATAGCATTCTGGTTCACGTCCATATGTAATATCCAAAACGGCCACCTGCTCATGCTCTGCTTGCTCGGCTAACGCTTCTCGCAGGTTTGCGACATCGCCGGATATAAACCCGACTTCTCTCCACGGGGTGTATGGATGTGCGTCCCATTTCGCTAGCAATGCTCGTGCGGCTTGTTCTAGGCCCATGATAGTTCATACTCCCCAGACTTGACCAGTTTACGCAATGCATTGCCAATGGCCATCTTGGTAAGACCCAAAGATGAACGAATCGGATACTCAATACCAACGTCCCTGCAGACACCACGAAGGTCGTCCTCGGTTTCCATCTCACGGAGAAACAGGGAAACTTCATCAGGAGTACGAGCCGGTTTATTGGCTCGTTGTGTCTTGAGTTCGGACGACGGGGGAGTGGCGTTAGCAGAGGGTGGAATGAACTCCACGGGTTCAAGCAGCAACGAGGGTACGAATTGTGAGGAACCGAAGTGGGAAACGCGGGTCCAATTCCCGCGCTCCTCTTCGATCGTCACAATCTCACCAGTGGTGATGTAACGGGCGGTCTTCATCGTTATGTCCTTATATTTACAATTGTAAATTACGATGCCGAACGGATACGGTTACCTAAGCACATCCGTTGCATTCCGGCATTGAGGTGGTTATACTTTTGGCGTAGTTCGTCTTCCGGAACGTTCAATTGCTGTGCGGCATGTGCGTAAACTTGGTTGAGATTCATGGTGCGCAGGCATTTGGCCACCGAATCGGCGCAATCCAGAACCCGGCGACCTTCGACTTTGACGCGCTCATAGTGCGACAGGTCAACACGGCGGTCCACTATCTTTCTTCCTGTAACGACTTCAACTACAACATCCTGTCCTTCGACAATCAAACCTTCGGTTTTATTGTTCATGTTCATTTTAGCATTATCCAATTCAAGACCCCGCATCTTCTTGGTGGTGCCATCAGCAAATGTGACGGTGGCCCATCCGTGAACGGTAGCGGAGATGTGGTTGATTTTTTGCATGATGTGATTCCTTTATGAAGTTATTAAACTCTATTAAACCATATGAAAACGGGGGGCACAATACCCCCATTCCTCGTCATCACACAGTTGTTGTTTTGCAACAACAATTATTCCTTCTTCCAACAGCGGATGATGGCTCCGTTGACCCGGAACGACCCTCTTTTCCACCCCACAAACTCGGGCATGTTGAACACTATCTTGGCGGCGTTGGCAATCCGCTTATGGACGATGTAATCGTTGGTCCATTTTTCCTTGGATGAATTTTCAACAGTTTCCAAGTAAAACTCCCGGGGAATGAAATATTTTTCCTCGGTGTTAGTGATGTACCGAATTACGTCGTTTATATAACCGCCGTCCTCAGATGATTCCAACCGGCGTTTGCCGAGCAATGCTGCCGGAATGGTAGTGCTGACTTTGGTGTGGTACATATGAACAGCTTCGGCCCAGAGTTGCGGTACTTCGGCCTTGAAGTCTTTTCGAACCATTTGGCCAACAGTTTCTACTGGAATAAATCGGCGGTTTGCACCAGAATCGGTTAAGAACTTATCGTTGTTGGTGGTGCCGATAAAAATACAACGACGGGCATGTGAAGTGGTTCGTTTGTCATAAGGCAATCGAACATTATCTACTTGGGCCGACAAAAACGCTTTGGTGTGTTCAGATGAAACACCCTGCATCGACCGAAGTTCGGATAACTCAATGATCCACTTACCATGAAGGTTAATTAATGCATCTTTGTACTTCATATCGCCAATAGAGTCTGTATACCAGTCCATCTCCGGTGAAAGAAGCGAGGCAAATGACGATTTACCGGTTCCTTCCTCACCGACGAGAACCAAAACAGAATCGCATTTACAACCGGGCTCTAAAGCACGACGAACTGCATTGACAAAGAAGTGACGAGCAACGGCTGGGTGATAATTATCCTCTGGTGCGTTAAAATGACGGGTAAACACTGACTCCACTCGTGGCTGACCGTCCCATTCTAAACTGGTGAGGTAATCTACCAGTGGGTCATATTTATTAACAGACGCCAATTCATCGGCTGCTGCTGCCACATGGATGCGAGGCCAATCACTATTAAACTTGGTTGCAAAATAAGTCATGGCTCCTCGGTCATCAGAATCTGACCAAACATCTGTTTGGGCTACTCTTGACCAAGGCACTGGGTGAATTACTTCTGGTCGGTTGGCAAACATATTCCACTTAACCCAAGACTGAGACCTAAACAATTTCAAAGTGTTTGGGTAGTTACTTAACACTCGGCCGTTTTTGGTCACTTCTAGGTCGAGTTCCTCGGCCATTTTGCTGTTGTCATACTCCTTGGCCCTTTTAGGATCGGGGGCATATGAGTCCATATTTTTGGCGATTCGCTCAATCTCTTCTTCGTCGAGCTGGTTCTGGAGAAGGGTGTTTAAATCTTGTAGCTTTTCAACTATCTGGGCCGGAGGCAAAGCTGCATGGCGGTATCGACCGGCGACCGACGTGAAATAATTATTGCGACCACCATAAAACGCTGAAATAAGATCATCGACATCATACTTAGGACCATCGGCAAATATCACACGGGTTTCAAATGGTTCCTTTTTCTGGTGTAAATAACCGGGTACTCGCATCACACGAGAACTGTCGATGCACTTGGGGTCAGAATTGTAAGTCTTTACAAAATGCTGCTGCCATGGTTTAAACTCTTCGACCGGTATTTGACCAGCTGACTTAAGCACATAGTAAACATGAAACTTACCGGGAGAAGATTCAACTAACATGGTCGGAGGAAGAACCGACGATATCTCTTTTACCTTATCCGCTGCAACCGTTGGATCATCAAAATCGGCAAACACTGCACGAATTTTGGTGGTAGTTTTCTTGGACCGAGGTTTACCAATGGCGTGTTCGTTGATGGCAACAAAAATACCTGCTCCATCCTCATTAAAACCCTTTAATGCACGAGGTACAGTGGCACCCTGGAATACTGCGGTGAGATTCTCAGTACCTCTCTTGTCAGCGAATGTTTGAAAGTGAAAATGATCACCGCCGAGTGTTTTGAAGAACAATGTTTGGTTGTTCATGTTTATCCTTTATGATAGTGGAGAGGCAATTATAGCATGCCGACCAAGACCCGTCAATCTCGTAACGTTGAACATGCATGCAAACTCAAAACCCAAAACGGAGACGGCTTGTTGCATATGTTACATGTTTTTTGTTTTTTGAGAAAAAATGGAAATTGTTAAATATAAAAATTTTTAGAAAAAATAAAGAATACCCCCTCTGATGTGCGTATATGATAACGAGAATATTCCAAGCCCCGTCCGACGCGGTTTTTGGGTTGTTGCATAGTGTGTCATGATATGCAAAGATATGCAAATTACTTGTGTACGGGGTCAGAGTGTGGTATCATCGATTTATGGCATTCGGAAAAGATCAAGACCCCCGCACAAACGTCAAATACTCTGACGAGATGGCACATTCTATCTGTCGAGATATCAGACTTGGGTTGGGCATCGTCAAAACATGTGAAAAACATGACATCGACATCACAACATTCTTTTACTGGAAGAGAAACAATGCTGCGTTTTCCAGTTTGCTTTCGCAGGCGCGTGAAGACCAAATGTTTGTCATGGTTGATGAAATACAAAATATCGCAGATGATGGGACGAATGATTGGATTGAAGGCAAAAATGGTGAAACACGGTTAAACAATGAAGCTGTTCAACGTTCACGTTTGCGTATCGAATCTCGCAAATGGCTGGCCACAGTGTTTGCATCTAAGGATTTCGCTCCTAAGCAAAACAGTGAGGGCAGTGAAAACACGTTGACCATCAAAGTGGAAAACAACATCGATGGCTAGGAAAAGACCAGTTGACCCGGCCATGGGTGTTGAATTATCCCTCGAGCAGGCCACTCCCGACTTTCGTCCGCTGATCGATGCCATCATATCCAAAGTCCGGTCGATTGATTCTGTGGGTCACATGTACTACGTCCGCAAATACAAGGACGAAGCACTAGATCTCCTGCAACAACTGAGAAACAGTGTCTGAAGTTCGCATTGTTCTGCCTAAGCTTCATGAGGGGCAGTTAAACATCTTCAACAATCGCGGCAGGTTAAACGCAGTAGATTGTGGACGTCGATTCGGCAAGACCAAATTCATGGTTTGGCTGGCTGCAAGGCGGGCGATTGCCGGTGGTAAATTCGGGATATTTGCCCCGGAACACAAACAGTTGCTGGAGCCATGGGCTGAAATCAAAGATATTTTGACGCCCATCATCTCGACGTCGAACAAGAACGAAGGCACTATACGCACTATCACTGGTGGTCAGATTGACTTCTGGCCATTGGTGGACAATGAACTGGCTGGCCGGGGTCGCGAGTACGACGAGGTGGCGGGCGATGAAGTGGCCTTCACAAAAGACGGCCAGATGACCCAGATCTGGGAGCGGTCCATCAAGCCTACTTTGCTCACCACCCGTGGGTCGGCGTGGATGTTTAGTACGCCAAATGGCGTTAAACAGGACAACTTTTTCTGGCAGATCTGCAACGAACCGACTGATGATTGGGTGTTTCACTACGCGCCGACATCCAAGAATCCGTTTGTACCGCCCGATGAGCTGGAGAAAGAGAAGCGCATCAACCATGAGCTGGTGTGGTTGCAAGAATTCGAGGCTAAGTTCATCTCGTGGGA